AGCGGAGGCCCCATGCCCCCGAGAAGGACGCAATTATGCGGAGTAAGCCGCCCAACCGTCGCGGGACTTCCAATGCAGAACCAACGAATTACTCAACAGCCGCCGCCGCAACTCGGCATAATCCCACGCTCTGCATAAAGCCCGCAGTGACGATGTCCACCGCGCCGCGCCACGGGCGGCCGTCGAAACTGGCAACGTCGTCCCAGACAGGCGCGCTATCCAGGGACGCGTCTTCCATCCGCGCCACGAGAGTGGCTGCGGCGAAGGTTTCCCGTTCGACATGGCCCACAGCACGATATCCGGGGATGGCGATGGCGAGCCCGAGATCGAGCCCACCTGCGCCAGAGCAGAGGGAGAGGCCGAAGAGGCATGCGTCTGCGATTCCGGAAGCGCGTCCGGAGGGATGTAGAGCCAAGTCATGCATGTCACGCGGCGGTCTTGCGCTTTCGCGCGGGTTCGGGGGCGACGTCCGTTGCCGGGGGATCGGCGGGGGCATCGTCGCCCAGCCGCTCGGTCCTCACCTCAGCGAAGGTCCGACCGTCGCCGTGGAGGATCGCGTCGCGGCCGGTCTCCGCCTGCCAGCGCTCGACGGCGACATCGACGTAGGCCGGGCTGATTTCCATCGCGAAAACGCGGCGGCCGTTGGCCTCGCCCGCCATGATCTGCGAGCCCGAGCCTGAGAACGGCTCGTAGCAGAGGCCGCCTCGGGCAACGTGCTGGCGCATCGGGATCCCGAAGGCGTCGAGCGGCTTCGGCGTCGGATGGTCGGGCCGGTCGTCCTTTGCGAAGCTGGGCAGCGCCCATGTCGATGGCAGCGTTTCCTCGGCCACCTTCGGCGGGCGGTTCGGGCGGCGCCAGCCCATGAAGCAGGGCTCGTGCTTCCAGAGGTAATGCGACCGGGTCAGGACGCCGCGGTCCTTCACCCAGATGATCTGCTGGTGCACGAAAGCGCCGGCCTTCTCCCAGAAGGCTTCCAGCATCGCCTGGCGGCGCGAGGCATGCCAGCAGTACCAGGCGGCGTCCTCGGCGATGGCTTCCGCCACGGCCGCCGCAATGAAACCGTCGTAGAGTTCCGCGCCCTGCGAACTGTCGTCCCACGTGGTGCCGTAGGATGCCGACCAGTCCTTGTTTCGCGTCGGGTGGTTGGAGCCGTCGTAGTCGACGAGATACGGCGGGTCGGTCGCGAACAGGATCGCCCGCTCGCCATTCATCAGACGGCGCACGTCGGCCGCGCTGGTGCTGTCGCCGCAGAGCAGCCGATGGTCACCGAGGATCCACAGATCGCCCGTCTGTGACGCCGGATTGCGCGGCGGTTCCGGGATGGTCACCGGCGGCACGGAGCCCGCGGCGCCACCTTCTTCCCCGTCCCCCTCCGGCACGAAGGCCAGGAGCTTGTCCAACTCGCCGTCGGAGAAGCCGACCAGCGACAGGTCGAAATCCTCGGCCAGCAGATCGTTCAGTTCCGCCGACAGCAGCGCCTCGTCCCAGGTGCCGAGTTCGGTCAGCTTGTTGTCCGCGATCCGGTAGGCCCGCCGCTGCGCCTCGGTCAGGTGGCCCAGCACGATCACCGGCGCTTCCGTCAGCCCCAGCTGCGTCGCGGCCAGCACCCGGCCATGGCCCGCGATCAGCTCACCGTCCTCTGCCACGAGGCAGGGCACGGTCCAGCCGAACTCGGCCATGCTGGCGGCGATCTTGGCGACCTGGTCCGTGCCATGCGCCTTGGCATTGCGGGCGTAGGGCTGCAGCCTGGCCAGCGGCCAGGTCTCGATCCGGTCCGGGGCAAAGCTCAGCGTCATCGGCGGGTCATTCCTCGGATCAGGGTGGAAACCCCTGGCTTCCGGATTCCGGGGTCCAGACTGGACTCCGCGCGGGGTCCAGCGGCCACCAAGGGTGTCCAGCTTCAAGGGTTTGAATTTGCGGTGTTTCAGACGGGTTCAGGCCGCGGTGGCTTCCGGGTGGCTTCCCAAAAAATCGGCCCTCTCGCTAGCGATGTGCCGCGCTTCGCCCGCCAGCATACGAATATCGCCCGGAAGGAACCGCCAACTCGCCGGGGCTGGACCCCGACCGGACTCTCGCTGGATACCGGAAGCCAGTGGCCCCCTGCCCCGCGCGCTCCTCTCCCGAGCATATCAACTTTCTAGCCCGGGAGAGGGCTTTCTGTCCCTTCGAAAACTGTCCGGCGGACAATTTTCTATCTGACGCGCGGGGTTACGCGCCACTGGCCAGTTCGATCACGCGCTGCTTCGACAGGTTGCGGTTGAACCGGCGCTTGTTGAGGGTGAGCGCGATCACCGCGAGGCCGAATTGCCAGTGCTGATGCGCGGCCGACCGGTGCAGCCCCGCGGACCAGCAGATCTCCTTCCACCGCTCGCCATGGGCTTTCATCCAGACGATGCGACCGTCCACGGGCTCGAGGCAGGCAGTCCAGGTCAGCGTTTCTTCCATACGGCTGATCGCCTGCGGTGAGGGAAGCACGCGCATCGGTTTGGGTTCCTGCCCGACCTTGTCGCCAAAGCTGTGAAGGACCGCAGGCCAAGTGCTGAAGTAACCCTGCCTGCGGGGCTCGGGCAGACGCTTCAGGACGAAGGCGGCTTCGGCCAGGCGCTCCTCGACCAGCGCGGGGGTCCAGACAGTCATCGCTGCACCTCCCGCCCGGTCGCAGCTGGGCCGTAAAGCTTCTCGCCCAACTGTCGCACCAGTTCCCGTTCGGGCCAGGTCAGGCGGTGATCGTCGAGGGCGACAGCCAGCACGCGCTGTTCGCGCCAGCCATCACGCTTGACCTCATCGGGGTTCCGACGACGGCCGCCATAGCCTTTCGGCATGAAACGCATCCCGGTCATCGCAGGCCCCCCTTGGTCTCGAGTGCCCAGAACAGGATCGCGATGGCATCAGCCTCGTTGTCGTCGGCGGGACTGAAGCCCCTTGCCCGGGCGGCGGCAATCATCGCCGCCTTGTCGACGTTGCCCTTGCCGGTGGCGTGGCGCTTGATCGTGCCGACCGGGACGCCCTCGTAAGGCACGCCGCGCAGTTCCGCCCATGCGGTAAGCGTGGCCATCAGCCCGCCATAGACATGGGCGGCGTCGGTTGCGGCGTGGCGACGGACCTCTTCGTACCAGATGGATGCGATGGGCCCGGACAGACGATCCAGCTCGCCCAGCCAGTTGGTGAACCGCAGATAGCGCATGCCACCGCCATCGAAGCGGCCGGGACGGAAGGACACGGTGCCGCTGGTGATCAGCCCATCAAGGCCATGCAGCGCCCATCCCGTCGTAGTGCCAAGGTCGAGGGCCAACAGGGTGCGGCCAGACCGGACGGAGGCCGGCAGATCGGGGATGGCCACATGGGGTTGTGTGGCGAAGGTCAGGTCAGCCATGGGTGGTCTCCTCTTCTGGTTGGCTGCTCGGTGGAAGGCGAGTTCGGGTTGGGAACTTGGCGTGATCGGGTCGGGGACAGGCCACGCGCGCGGAACCCCTGGGGGTGGGCGTGGGAGAACCCGCCTGCGGCGTTCTCCCCCACCCCCGTAGGGGGTGGTTTCACCCCCGAAACTTGGAACACGCACCAAGACACTGACAGGAAAAGGGAATTTCAGTTTCGGGAGGTGGGTTTCGGTAGATCCTGCCGAAACTGGGTGCAGCGTAGCCTTTGCGGCATCCGCGCAATCCTGCAGGGGCAGTTTCGGAAGCGGGCCGAAACTGGTCACAACTGGACCCTGCGTGGTCCTGTGTGTGAATGGCGAGGCAGTCTCGGCAGCGGGGCCAATCTGGTTCAAACTGGTCCCTGCGCATTGCCGCGCAAAGCAGTTATCGGGGGCAATCATTGCCGTTCCCCCTCGGGATAGACCCAGACATGCGGGTTCTCGACCTCGAGGAGCGCGCCAGTCTGGGGCGATTTGTAATGGGTGGGCAGCACCGCAACGCGGACGGGCGTGACTTCGCCGGTCTCCGGATCGACTTCCTCGCCGCCCGTGGGCATGACCATTCCCTCGACGCATAGGTAGCCGAAGCGCGAGCGTGAGGGCCCAAGGCCATAGGGCGCTGCGTTGCGGACGAACTTGACCGCGCCCTTGGTGGCCTGCACGGCGATCCGGTCGCGGATGGCGTCCTTGCCGCCCAGACCGCCCTTGTTCTCGAAGACCTCGGCAAACTGGTTGACAGTGTAGAGCCGCCCCTCGGCCGCCTCTTCGAGCAGGATGGAGAGGATCACCTCCTGCTTGCGCACGCGCTCGGCGTCGTATTTCGCGCCAACCTCGGCGCGGACCAGGCGCTCGTTCATCGGGTTGATCTCGACCCACTGGCCGCCAACCTTGTCGATCAGCTTCGAGGGGAGCGCGGGCCCATTCCTGAGCTCGATCTCGAGCTTGCGTTCCGGCGCGTCCTCGTCCGGCCGGTGCAGGATCAGGCCGGAGGTATAGAAGCCCCTGAGCGCGCTGGCCCCCGACAGGGCAAGGAAAGGATCATCCTTCAGCTGCTGCTTCGACAGTTTGCGCGTGTGATGAACCAGGATCACCCCGCAGGCCGGGTTGATGTAATCCCGCAGCACCTCGACCCGGTCCTTGAGGAAGAACATCATGGCGGTGTTGTCGTTTTCGCCGCCGCCGTCCGGGCCGCCGTCGAAGAGATTGCGGATCGGGTCGATGCAGATGATGTCCGGGCCCGCGTCCGGAAAGGCCGCCCGGATGGCGCGCGCCACGCGCATGCTGCCCTCAGCATCAAGCAGCAGCTTCAGCTTGGGCGTCGCCACGAAGGTATCGCGCGCGGCCGCCAGAATTTTGGCGGGCAGCGCGATCTGACCCAGCCGCTCGCGCAGGTAGTGATACTGGATCTCGGCCTGAAGGTAGAACACGCGCAGCGGACGTGGCGGGGTGAAGCCGAGAAATGGCTGACCTGCGGCCATGTGCACGAGCCAGCTGATCGTCAGATCGCTCTTGCCGACCTTCGGCGCACCGCCCAGCACCAAAAGCCCGCCCGGCGTGAGCACACGGGGCGCGATGATGTCCTCGGGCATCGGGCTGGTATCATCCAGCAGCGCGCCAAGCGTGAAGGTGGGCATTTCACTGGGTGCCGGGGCTGTGCTGTCGAGGCGGACCAGCGGCGGCCCGTTCTTCTGGACGTGCAGATCCCAGAGCCGCTCGGATTCCCGCTGAAGGCGCTCGATCGGCCAGGAGGGCCGCAGCATGGCGGCGTTGTAGCCGCAGATCGCCTGCCAGCCCTCGTCGTTCGACATCCGGCCTTCGTGGACCATGCGGATGAAATGGCCGATCGCGGCCGATGCCCCCTCAAAACGGGACCAGTCGTCCTGCCCGCCCTCGCGCACCGGGGTCACCAGCACGTCGTCGACGCGGGGCTTGTCCGGGGTGACACTCCCGCTGGCGAGCATCCCGGCCCCCGGCAACGGCGGCATTTCGGCCACGCGGTCAGCGAACTCGTCGAGATCGACCTCGACGGAATGGTGCTCGCGGATTTGCACCAGGCGCTGATGGCCATGCTTGTGATAGACAGTGCCTGCCACCCTGATCGGCTGGTGCGCGGACCGGAAATGCGTGTCGCCGCCAACCTTCAGGGCAATCTCGCCCCGCAGACGGCAAAGACTGGCCAGCGCCGCCCCCTCGGCGGGTTCGGTCATCTTCCACCAGACATGCAGCTTGGCTGCACCTTCGGACGTCCGACCGCCGCTCTCGATGATCAGGGTGGGTTGACCCAGATGGCGCAGCAGATGGGCGAGCTTGGCAGGGATATCGCCCGCATCGAGATCGACGACCAGTGCCTGCATTTGCAGCACTTCGGCGGCTTTGGCCTGTCCTGCCCCGGCGACCGTTCCGGGGATCACATAGACGGCGGCCCCTTCGCGCCAGGCCCAGTTGGCGAAGGTGGCGAGCTTGCCCGGTGCCGTGGCGTCAGCGTCCATCCATACGTTGTGCGGTCGGCCCTCCTTGCCCTGCCCCATGTCGACAAAGCCTCGGACCGGGATCTGGCCTTCGCACCAGCCGAACACGACATCGAGGAACGTCGCGATCTGGACCGGGTCGGGCTCCACGCCAAACGGATCTTCGGCCGCCGGGGCGTCGTTGAAATCCTGCCAGAGGCTGAAGTGGATGATCTTGTCGTCACTCATCCGGGCAGCCCCCAGCAGCGCTCCGCCCATGGGCAGAAGCGGCATTCGAAGAAGTCGCGGTTGGTGGCGATGCGGGGCAGCAGCTCGCCCGCATCGGTCGCCTGGAGGATGCGAACGCCCCGGTCCGACATGCGCTGCGCGAGCCCTGCGTCGAAGGGCACAAGCTCGTGGTGCAGTTCGGCCGTGTCCTTGTTGATCGCGGTGAAGAGCGCCGGATGGGCCGAGATGCCGGGGACCGTCCCTTCCATGTAGGCCTGGTAGAGCGCCATCTGCGCGGCGTAGACCGGCTTCGCGACGGCGACGCCATCCTTGACGCAGGCCCGCCAGTTCTTCGCGTTCATGGTCTTGCATTCCCAGAGCGCGGGAGTGCCGAGGCCAAGCGGCGCAGGTGCCGCGGCGATGATCCCGTCGACATGACCCCGGATGCGCCCACCCGCGACGGAAAAGCCGAACTGTTCGCCATCGGGGCGATTGCCCTTGCGGGTGTAGAGGTCGAGCCCGGCCGCGCGCAGCCAGCGGATGGCCAGTTCCTCGAGCTGGTGGCCAATCTCGAAGATCCGCAGCGTCTGGCCGCCGAAATCGGCACAGTCGTCCTTTGGCGCGCCCGCGAATTCGAACTGCAACGCGCGCTCGCAGGCATGGCCCAGCCGGGATGCGCCGAGATAGGTTCGGGGTTGCGTGGCCTCGCGCTCGGCGATCAACGCGGCATCGACGGCGGCGTTGACGCGCTCAGCAATGCCGGGGCGGTGATTGTAGTCCAGCATCAGAACGGCACCTCCGCCGTGGCCGCGATGCGCGACATCTCGGCGCCATAGCCCTCCAGCACCTCCTCGATCAGCGCGGTCACGTCGGTCTCGGACAGGTCGCAGAGGCGTTTTTGCCAACCGATCGCATCCATGGTCTGGCCCAGCCGTTTCATAACCAGCGCGATGGCGAGACGTTCTTCCTCAGTGGTTCCCTGCATGGTCAGTCCCTTTCGATGGCAGGCCGCGAACCATCCCTGGCAAAGCATCGAGCAGAACCAGCGATGGTTGCGGGGGCGTGGTTTGGCGGGGTTGAAGAAGCCGAAGCCTTGCGCGGGGCGCAGGCAAACGGCGCAGGGCACGAATCGTGGATGCCAGTGGCGCGCCGGTTCAGTCGGGGGTGCGATGTGCGCGGCATGGTTCACGCTGCCCTCCCGATGTTCGGGCTGGCGCGGCCGACGAGTTGGCGGATTTCGCGCTTGTTGAAGCCGAAAGTCATCAGCGCCGAGGCGCGATAGCGGGTCAGGCCATAGTCCTGCCGGAACTCGGGCGGCAGATATTGCAGCTGCTTTTCCGTCGCAGCCTGCTTCAGCCAACCCTTCGATTTGAAGGCGCTCTCGTCGGTCTCGTATTCGTTCAGCCAGTCATCAGCCTGCGCGAGACAGACCGTCCGCTCTCCCACGCCCAGCAGCCGGGGCGCACGCCCCTTCGCGCCGCCCACCGCGTGCCAGCGACCGTCGAGAAAGAAGATCCCGCCCCAGGCATTGAAGCCGTTGGCCATCAGCGCGGCATCATCGCCGAAGAGATCGACCCATGCGAAGCTTGACCGCTTCAGAAGGTCGATCTCGGACATGATGAAACCCGAGAGCGGGACGGCATCCTGACCTTCGCCTTCCTCCTCGTGGTCGCGCGCGAACACCTCGCCGCAGAGCGGGCATTCCATCGCGGCCAGCGGGATTTCAGCCTCGCAGGCCGGGCAGGTCTTCGTCGGCGCGTCACCGGATTCGGTTTTGCCGTCCAGATCGACATCCTGTTCCAGCGTGCCGTGGATCAGGCTCGATGTCCCGAAATCCAGCACGATGCAGTCGGTCTTGACGACGCCGGGGTATTCCTCGGGATCCACTGTGCGCAGGCCCCGCCCGACCATCTGGATCATGGTCGATTTGTAGGAACTCGGCCGCAGCAGCACGACGCAGGAGGTGGGCGGATGGTCCCAGCCCTCGGTCAGCACTGCCACGTTGACGATGACGCGGATTTCGTCCGAGGCATAGGCGGCGAGGATCCGGCGACGCATGCCGGCATCAAGATCGCCATGGATGACGGCCGCCGAAACGCCTGCGCCATTGAAGGCGGCAGCGACGTTTTCAGCATGGGCAACGGTGGAACAGAAGACCACGGTCGGCCGCTCGCTCGCCTTTTCCTGCCAGTGCCGCACGACCTCATCCGTCACCGGCGCGCGGTTCATGATCTGCGCAACCTCGGTCATGTCGTAGTCCGCAGCGGACTTGCGCACGGCGCGCAGCTGGTCCTGCACACCGACGTCGATGACGTATGTGCGGGGTGGGACGAGGTGACCGGAGGCGATCAGCTCGTTGAGACGGACCTGGTCGCCGACATTGTCGAAGATCTCGCGCAGCCCCTTTCGGTCGCCCCGGTTGGGCGTGGCGGTGACGCCGAAGATCCGGCAGGCAGGATTGGCACCCCGGACGTGATCAATTATCCGGCGATAGCTGTCGGCCACCGCGTGATGCGCTTCGTCGATGACCAGAAGGTCGAGCGCGGGCATCGCCGCCAGATTGGCCGGCCGCGAGAGGGTTGGCACCATGGCGAAGGTCGCACGCCCGGCCCAGCTCTTGGCCTCGGCGTCGACGACGGAGGTGGTGATGTCGGGCGCAACCCGGCCGAACTTTGCCCGGTTCTGCGCGGTCAGCTCGTCACGATGGGCCAGGATGCACGCCTTGGCATCACTGCCCTCGAGGGACTTGGCGACAACCGCCGACAGGGCGATGGTCTTGCCGAAACCCGTCGAGGCGATGCTGAGGGTGTTGCCGTGATCGCAGAGCGCAGCGAGGCTGCGCTCCACGAAAAGGCTCTGACGGGGGCGAAGGCGCATGGGTCAGGCCCTCACTGCGCCCAGGAGGGCCGACCGGGCACTGGCGACGCGGGCTGCTGCTGGACCGGCTGCTGCGGCGCGGGTTGCGCGGGCGGGTGGTAGCCGGGCTGCGCACCGAGCCCCATAGCTCTGGCGTAATCCCGATGGTCCGGCGTCACCGCGCTGCGGATTTCGTTCTTGTCATCGCCGGTGGCATCGGTGCCGACGTCGATCCGGGCGAGGAATTCAATCCCGTCGAGATCCCCGAGGCCATTGATCCGGCGCGCCGCCTGCGCTTGCGGGGACTGGTCTTTGTCGGAAATCCCCCGCGCCGAGTTCAGCATGCCGCGGATCATGCTGCGGCCCATATTGGCCCAATCGGGGCCCTTCGGGCTGTAGAGACCGATCAGGGTGAAGATCTTGCGCCGGGCATACTGGCCCTCGGTGACGGTGAACTCGCCATTGAGATACACAGCGCCGGTCGAGCCGCGGGTGGCATAGCCTCCGGTCCAGCCCTGCGAGGCATCATCGAAGCCGCCGGGGCGGATCGTCAGGCGCACCTTGGCCAGCGTGCCCTTGGGGATGAGGTTGGTGTTGGACTGGGCGTCGTTGAAGTCGTTCCAGGAACCCATGGGGTGTCTCCTTTTCGGATCAGGATTGCGGATGGGGGTGATCGGCCGCGCCGTCGGCGGGCGACGTGAAGGTCAGGCGGCGGGGCGCGGGCGTGCCGGGGGCGCGGATCTTGTCCATCAGGCGGCCGAGATGCGGCTCTTCCACCGGGCCAAGGCGACCGGAACGGTCTTTGGCCGGGAAGCCCCAGGGGTTGATGGTGTGGCAGACAAAGGCGCGGTATGGATCGCCGCTATCGGCCTTCAGCTCGGCCATGGTGATCACCTCGTCGACGATCCCCGGCAGTTCGAGCCCGGTTTTCGAGCCGTCGATCTGCGGCTGGAAGATGCGCCGGTTGAAGTCGTCGAACTTCTCGTCGAGGATCCCCACGAACCAGACGTTGCGTCCCCGGGTGTGCTGGAGGTGGGTCAGCCAGGCGATCATCTCGCGCCCGTGCAACCCGTAGGCCCCGCGCACATCCGGCTTGCCGGTCTTCTCCGACACCGCCTCGGGCTGGCCCTTGCACCATTGGAAGCAGAGCCGCCCCGCCACGGTGATCGAGTCGACGAAGATCGTGTCGTAGCGGTCGAGCGCGGCCGGATCGCCGAACTTCTGGCAGACGGCGGCATGATGCGCGGGGCTGTAGGGCTGTTCGTCGCGCAGGGCCGGATTGGGCCCGCCGATGAACACCGCGAAATCCCGACACTCCGCCCATGTGCGCGGCCGGATGCTGTCACCCGGCCAGCCTTCGATGGCCAGATCGCCCGCCTCGAGGTCGATGAACAGCGTGCGGGCGGGGTCGAGCGTCCAGAGGAGGCTGGTCTTGCCGATGCCGGACTTGCCGAAGATGCAGCCCTTGATTCCGCGGGGCTCAGCCAACCGCTGGTCGGCGGTGATGATGGGCAGGCTCACGCGCGATCCTCCTGGGGCAGGAGTTCGATCTTCAGCGTGCCGGTCTTGACGGTGCGGGCGGGCTCGAAGCCCTGGCGGATCGCCTCGGGCCAGGCGACATAGGCGCGCTCAGGCACCTTGAAGCTGATCTCGACGTATTCGGCCGGATCCTCGCCCGCGGCGCGGATGCGCTCGACCATGGCGGCGAGCTTGGCCTGGTCCCATTCGACGCGCTTCGGCAGGTCCGCGACCACCGTGAAATCGCCATCGACAATGCGGACGGTACCAGTGTCCTTGCCGCAGGCGCGGCGTGCCTCGGCAGCGCGGGCGGCGTAGCGAACCTCGAGCGCGGTGGAAAACCGCGCGGTGACGGCCTTCATCTGCTTGGCCGCGGCGTCGATCTCGCGCTGCAGGGCGGCCAGAAGCTCGACGGGAAGCTGGGCGATCTCGCCAGCGGGCAGATTGATCAGCTGTTCGATGCTGGGGGTGTTCTGCGGGAACGTCATGGGGGTCTCCGTGTTGGGGGATAGGGTCAGGCGGCCTCGAGAAGGCGCATGGAAAAGGCGTTGCCGGCCTGTCGCGGCCTGGCCCGGGCGATGGCGATGTAGGCGAACTGGTCGGGGCCGATCCGGGCCTGCACGAGGTGAACAAGGCCCTGCTCAGCGGCGCAGAGCGCGGCCGATGCCACCAGGCGCAAGGTGCGCTGCTGTTCAGCAGGCAGCTTCGAGATCACGGAGGTCGCGTCGACCGCGAGAAAGCCGCGATGGTAGACCAGCGTCTCGCCGGGCGCGGCCTGCGCGATCCAGGCCGAAAGCCCGACCTCGTCGAGCGCTGGTCCGGCCGCGCCGAAGATCGACACGACGCCTGTGGCACGGAGGATGGAATGCCGGGCCATCATGCCGCGCCCCGATCTGCGGTGCTGCGCCGCTGGCGGGCCTGCTCATAGGCCAGCACATCCTCGAGCCGGTAGACCACACGGCCGCCGATCTTCAGGAAGGCCGGGCCCTCGCCGGTCCAGCGCCAGCGTTCAAGGGTGCGCGCCGAAATACTCCAGCGTGCGGCAAGTTCGGTCTGGTTCAGGCAGGTTCTGGTCTGCATCGTCCTCTCCCGGTGTGTCGTTGGGAGGAAGATGCACGGCGCGACGCGGGGATGTCGTCAGGATCAGAGTGGGATACGGCGGGGGATCAGCCGGACCGTTTCAATCATGGGGTGAATCATGGATCGGTGGGATCGCCATCCCCCTCCATCCCCCGGCGCATCCATCAGTGGGGATCCGGTAGCGGCTACGGAGCGTCCGACTCAGACGCCTGCGAGGCGATAGGCACCGCGGCCGTTCGACTCGATGAGTAGCGGCCAGTCCTTCTTGGACTTGAAGACGTCGGCCATCTTGAGGCTGCGCGACCCGGCTTGTGAGAGCACTGCCTTCCCGCTTTGCCACTGATCGCCCCGCTGGGCCGCCGCATGCAGGATTCGCACGACTTGCGCCTGGATCGGACCGAGCCGGAATTCGTGGCCATGACAGCGAACGACCTGGTAATCCGCAGAGGCGTGAAACCCGCCCGCAGGCATCTTCCCAGATGCCCCACCAAAGCCCCGCACTGCTTCGAAACGGTCGCGTTCTTCGCGCCTTAGCACCAGATCCGATTTGCGGATCGTCAAGCTCTCGCGTGAACCCCAGAAGCAGGCATAGTCCGCCCGGGTGGTCCGGAACCAGGTGACGGTAACCTCGCCCTTACGAAAAAGCTGGAAAACGTCCTGAACCTGAAGGTCCAGAAGCCCATTGAACGAGGACCTTTCGGTGGGGATCGAGTAGCAGCGGCCATCGTCGGTTTCCTCGTAGTCACCGAACTCGATGGGCAGATTGAGGATGCGGACGGACAGCCGCAGTTGGTCGTTCTCGGCGAGATAGACGAGATCAACCTCGGGGATCGACCAGCGGGCAAGGACTTCCGGCAGGGTGAAATACGCCTTCTCGATCTCCATCCGTGCCCCCGATTCCAATGCAATCTGTTTGGCTTTTGTTCTAGCCGCTTGACGATCCCAATTCAATCCTGTCATATCCCACTCTATCCACAGCCCCTTGGGGAAAAGATGACCGAACATCACACCCTCGCCGACCGTCTGCGAGCCCGCTCCGACCAACTCGGCCTGGCGCCGGCCCATGTCGCGGAGATGGCCAGGGTCAACCGCTCCTTCGTCTATGACATCCTGCGCGGACGCTCCTCGCGCCCAAGCATCGACCGGCTGGCCGATGTTGCCCGCGTGCTAAAGGTGGACCGCGAGTGGCTGATCCACGGCATTGGAGAGATCGAGGGCCCCTCCCCCTTCATCGAGAACCCAGAGGATACCTTCGTGGCGATCGCGCATGCCACGCCCCGCCCCGCTATGGGCGGCGGCTCAGTGGTGACAGAGGATGGCGACACGCCCGGCCGCGCCTACCACTTCCGCCAGTCGTGGATCCGCCACAAACTCAAGGCCAGCCCGTCACAGCTCCGGATCATGCATGTCGAAGGCGACAGCATGATCCCCACGCTGCAGGATGGGGATGCCGTGCTGGTCGACATGACCCGCCAGTTCCCCAGCCCCCCTGGCATCTTCGTCCTCGACGACGGGATGGGTCTGGTGGCCAAGCGCCTCGAGCACATCCCCAACAGCGACCCGCCAGCCGTCCGGGTGATCTCGGACAACACGCTCTACCCCGCCTACGAGCGCACGGCCGACGAGATCCGCATCATCGGCCGCATCCGCTGGTTCGCGCGGGAGATATGAGGATGGGTGATGCCGTTTCCGCCCGGAGCCAGAAAAGAAAAAGCGCCCGCGAGATCTCTCTCCGGGCGCACCTCTGCGATGATTGAAGCTTGCGTCAAGGGGGGCAGGTTTGTCAACGCATTTCCTCTATCCGTTGCATAGACTTAGGCGAACTTGGGACCAGTCCACGACAGCTGCAACACGACCCCCTAGCAGGCCGCTGAAATAGTCCTGCCTCGACAGAGGATTGAGAACATGATTCACCCTCGGCACGATGCTGGCGGGGGTTATGATGCGCGGGATGGACGAGACGAGCGGGTCGCTGTTCAGCTATGTCGATCTGGAGGAGCG